ATGACGTAATGGACGAGACATTGATGACGCTACCCCAATATGGGTCTACCGACAAAAACTGTCATCGCAAGGTTCTGGATGTTAACAATTCGGCATACGTTGACGGATTTTTTACGTTCTTGAGCAGCAAGGTGATGCATGCGCACAATTTCGTGCACGGTCTCGAGTATTACGGCGCGTATATTGCACACAAGCGCAATTTCGAAGTGGATATAACGGACGATTTGGATTTTTTCAGCCAAAATACATTTTTCAATAACAATATGGGAAAATTGTTTTCAATGGACGAAGAGAGTTCTGAAATATATAACGAGCAACTGAACGCATGTCACGCGGGCAGATTATCCAGTTCAAAATATTCGGGTCGAGCGTGCAAACCGCGAATTCAGTTATTGAATTTGAACGACGACGAAGTTCATAATGGTGGTGGCAAAGATTGTGACGTGGTGGAAATTAATTTCGATACAATCGATGATAAGATGCACACGCTTTTCGACGCGACGTTGAAAACGAGTTCGAATTCTGAAGACTGCGCTATTGAAACAATAAACGTCACTGAATCCAGAATCGGTAACGGACTGGATAAATCAATTTCCAATATGAACTCATACAATTCATCCAGGTCTTCATATTCCACACAAGGGGACGCTGATTGTGATGGTGAATCGGATTCATCATCGTCATCATCTCGCTCACATAAATGCGGTGTAGCGAATACGAATACGAATACGAATGTTGATGAAAATAAAGAAGAAGAAGAAGAAGTTGAAGTTATAGATACTATCCGTGACGATGGTGATGATAACGATAACGATATCGACATCGACAATGACAATGACAATGACAATGACAAAGTCAAAGACGATGAACAAGATGAATCAGGTGATTTTGACAGCGTATTTGTCGATATTGCAAAATTTCCTGTCAATGTTATACTTATGGAGGAATGCGACGACACGCTGGATTCGCTAATGGAGTGCGATGAGATAGGGTCAGTAGACGAATGGAGCGCTATTTTGATGCAAATAATAATGACGCTCATCGCGTATCAGAAGATGTTTTGGTTTACACACAACGACTTGCACACCAATAATGTGATGTTTGTTGAAACAAAGAAGGAGTTTGTCTATTACATGTGTGACAAAAAATACTACCGCGTGCCCACGTTTGGTAAAATATTCAAAATAATTGATTTTGGACGCGCAGTTTATAAGTTTAGAACGCTCACCATATGCAGTGATAGCTTTCATCCCAAGGGCGATGCTGCAACCCAATACAATTTCAAGCCATACATGAATGACAAGAAGCCACTTCTGGAACCCAATCCCAGCTTTGATTTATGCAGACTTGCTTGCTCGATGTACGACTATTTTATATCGGATGTATCAAAGGCGGCGGAGCTGTCGGCTTCCAACCCAATTATTGAGCTGGTTACAAATTGGGTAAAGGACGACAAGGGGCGCAATGTGCTCTATAAATCCAGCGGAGAGGAACGATACCCCGATTTTAAACTGTATAAAATGATTGCGCGCACCGTTCACAACCACGTGCCACTGACACAACTTTCCAACCCCCTCTTTTCAAAATATGAAGTTAGAAATGATACTCTTTCGCAGAAAGCGAAACAATCCATGATGAGAATTGACGATTTACCCGAATATTATCAATGAATACCACGAATTCATGAATAATAAATAAAAGTCAAAACAAAAACAAGGAAGGGTAGGGAAAATAAAAATATTAGTGCTACAACAAACAAGCCGATGATGGCACAGATTGTTGTTGCGCGGATGACATGAACGTGTTGGTTGAAATCAAGTTTTTATTACACGGCACTTCGTATTTATCGCACCATGCGATGCATTTTTGAATGTGCAATTTTTTATAATTTTCAAGACGGTCGCTGGTTTTAAATTGAACCAGTGAAACTGTGCTTATAATATTTTCAATTTGCTGCTGTCCGAGAATTGCATTTATTTCTTCTATGCGGCTTAATAAATGCGTATTGTGGGTTCCAGGTTTTAAAATACCGGTAACATTGGGCACTTGTTGTTTTTGTTGTTGTTGCTGCTGTTGTTGCGCTTGCTGCTCTTGAATATTACTGCCAACGCGTTCAAAGAATGTTCTAATTTTACCCGTCAATTCCAGGCGCTCCTCTGCACTTTTAATGTTGAATCGCTTGCACACCACATATTTTTCAGAGTTTGCAATGCGGCTCGTATTGGGTTTGAAAATGATAACGTCGTCATATGCCATGCACAGCAAGTGCAGGAGGTCGATGGTTACCCGTGTAAACATGTCAAAAATTTTAAGCACAAAGGTTCCACCTAACCTTTGCATGCTTATGGTATAGAACACTTCTGCTGCAATAAGATTCATTGCCAGAATTTCCTGATTATTGAAGTCCGCTGAAAAATCGAAGCCGCCGTCTGCGGTAATAAAGTCGATTGAATTTTGGTATTTATCACAGCATGCGTCATAATTTGCAAGCGATAACAGGTTACCAGTTCCGTCTGCTCCAAACTCTATCCGAACTGCCGGATTTCTCTCCAAAAATGATCGGCTTTTTTTCCATCCAGGACAACCGTGACTTCGGTCATCAACAAGCGTCATTCCATGATACGTGTCACTGCCGTTGGCGCGAAGGTAACATAGGGCTTCTATAAACCCACCAGGTCCCTCTGCGAGATGAAATGTTTGTATAGGATTTGAGCACCAGGCTAATGGTGCTTCTGACGCACGACTTCGGCTATAATTTCCACCGTGACCGTATACGGACGGAAGCAGCTTGCAGTGTTTGATTATCTCAATCATCTTATAAAATGAACGCGAAAGCGGTTTCATTCGACTTACTGCATACTTGTGGCCTGGAACGGTGGTGTGTATATACTCGTATGGGTTTGTGAATTTCTTCATCGCATCCCAGTCATCGGAATTGCATGTTTCTATTGTGCGTTTAATGTCGCTGAGGTACTGATGTATAGACGAAGATGCGATACATCGCTCTTCGCTACTACTACTACTACTATTACTATTACTATTACTATTACTATTACTATTACTATTACTATTACTATTACTATTACTATTATGAGTATGGCTACGATTATCGTTGTCGAATTCAAATTCTATTGGAATGGGGCTGCTTTTGCGTAGCGTGGTTAGAACAAAAAAATTCATTGTCTTACTAAAAATGTTCACAGTTTAATAACTGCTATCACATATATTTATTAAGTTTTACATTAAATATAAATAAAAATAAATGAAAAACGATGGATGGGATGATGAACGCAAATACGTAAAATATATAAAGAAACGATGCAATATTAATGAAAAATACAATAAGTGACAAAAATGAGTCGCGTCGACCAGATGAAAACAATTCAAGCTGAGGCATTAGAATTGTTTATCAAAAAGAATGCTGATTATGGCGATGCGTTTGCCAAATACGGAGTTATTGGAGTATTGATGCGAATGGAAGACAAACTACATCGATGTATGTCCATTACGACCAGAGGTGTAAATTTAGTCAATGACGAAGGGATGCGTGATACGTTGATAGATTTGCACAATTATTCGGCCATGGCACTAATGTTGTTGGACGAAGCAGAAGACAACGACGTTAAATAAATCAAAGAAATGGAATGTATTGCGGAGTGGAATTTTCATATAGGGTAACTTTAAAAATTTCATTGTATCCTTGCACGTAAACGGTATCTCCGGTGTAGACGTTGTCAACGCCAATTTCAGAAAGTGCGTTGCGACCCTTGATGATGATTGGTAATTTCATAGAATTGTTTTTATCACTTATCGTGTAAAACATCCATTTATCCCGGCTTGTGAATAGAGGTTTTCCCATAAGTGGCAAAATCACTGGATCACTACTATTACTACTACTACTACTATTGGAACCATTGCTTTTTGTAAGCAACCCAATCTGCCGGTATGATGTGTTTATGGCAGAGCTTGTAGCAACATTGATTGGAATTCCCGGTCCTGCTCCTGCTTGACCATGTCCAGGTTGTGATGAGATACCCATGCCCATGCCTTTAAGTAGCATGTTATCCTTAAGCGGTGGAGTATACGGATTACTCAACACATCAGAGCTATCGTTTGTAAAAAACGTGTTTGGCTTCGGAGACATCATGAGTGCGGGGGAATGGTCTTGCATTACTTGCATTTGGGGTTGCACTAAAGCGGACCCAGAAGTAGACCCTGTTTTATAGAATAAAAACACGAGTAGCCCCAAAATTATGAATAGAATCAGCGTTATATTTTCAACGCATAAAACTCCCTTAATACATCGTTTTGACATTATTATCAAATTATCAAATTATCAGATTATAAATTATAAAATTATTGATTATTTTTGTAATAATAGATTATAATTATGGTGTTAATCCTTTTTCGATTCACCAACGTCCTTTGCATTATCTGCAATTCCGGGCGCGACCGAACCAAACAATTTACCGTCAAATAGTTTCGACAGACCCGCGAGGCCACCGTTTCCAACGATTTGGTTCATGAACCCCTGTGCGCTTTTCAGAAGCGGTTCCATTTCCTTCATATTGTTCATCAAAACCTTTTGTTGCTGCATAAGACCCTTTGTCTGGTCTGTCAACCCCTGAACACCGTCCTCGCCAATTATATTCTGCAAGTTGTCGTATGCCTGACCAAGTGTTTCCGCATAATCAACGCGATTCCCTTTGCTTGCGCTTATTTTTGAATGACCAATTGATGAATCTCCGGCATCATCGTCATTGTCCGAGTCGGCAGCACTAATCGACGCAGGTTTCAAATTCTGCATTCCGGACTTGGGTTTCTTTGTCTTTGGCTCCTTCATTCCTTTATTTTGCCCTTTATTCTTATCGTTGGTAGGTGCCGGTTGTGCCATTTTTTTATTTTTCATATTGGTTTCTTTTTCAACTACTGGTTTCGGTTTCGCGTCATCCTTCATATTTGTTGCAGGTTCCATATCATCGGCTTTGGATTCGGAATCGGCTTCGGCATCGGCATCGGCTTCGGCATTATCGTCATCAGCGCCCCCTTTGGTTTTGTTCTTAAGCCCCTCTTTTTTGGCAACGCTGGCTGCTACTACACCCCTCCCTCCAATATAGAAGTTTGTTGTGATAATGCAAATGAATAGTATGATAATCATATTGCGAGTAAAGTAGATTGTTAGTAAAGCAACTAAAACGAAAAAAGCGATCGCGTCAAAATTTTTGACTGCTAAATATCCGATGATATTCATAAGCGATATAAAGACCATTGCATACAACACGTACTTATTCTGCAAGAGTGGTGTTATCATGGACCGAACATTTCCGATATTGAGAGAATTCATCTTATTATTGTTGGTTTATTGTTATTATTATTATTATTATTAACTAATTTAATTATTATAATATTATTTATAAATATATTATTAATTAATAAATAAAAATCATATTATTAATAATAACAAAATATTAACAATTACAAACATATTTATCTTCGAGATGGCTGATATTGCAGAATATGATAAGAATAAAATGAAAAACATAGCACTCATACATACGTTAGAGAACGAAATGATGCACAAATTCAAGGAACTCTCGGCGCAAGTGGCAGATAATCCCGGATTGCAGCCCATTGTTGATAAATACCGGTCTCACCTACAAATAAAAAAGACAGAGGCGCACGCCATGCAAGATTATTTTCAATCATTACTTATGTCTCTCCACTCGTTATCACCACCGCATCCAACCGCGCGGCATAAGCCATCAAAGAATAAAAAAAAGAGAGGAGGTGGTGGCGGCGTAGTAGGCGTAGGTGACGGCAGTAATACCAATTATAATAATACAGTTTTTTTTGATAAACTTGTTACAGATGAACACGCGATAATGAGCGAGATGCGCAAATGGGACGAACAGCTAAAGCGGTTGAACAATATATAATTATTCGATTTTTTTGGTTTTAAAATAAAATAAAAATAAAATAGATTTTATAATCTTTAGAAACCTTTAGAAACAACAGAAATAATATAAACAATATCTTATAGTGAAATTAACTGCCAAATAATTAACATATTTAACACCATGATCGAGACCGAGACTCTTATACTTGAACCGAATGCAGATGACACAGTAGTTATCCCCGATGCATCGCAGATGGCGCCCACCGCGTCTTCCTATGTATCTCCGTCTTCAACAACAACAACAACAACAATAACAACAACAACCATAATAAATGCGAACCGATACGTTCTGTTCCCGCTACAGGATGATGAAATATGGAAAATGTATAAAAAACAGGTCGATTGTTTCTGGAGAGCCGAAGAAATTGACTTGTCCAAGGATTTGGCCCATTGGAACGGTGAACTCACAAATGATGAGCGCCATTTCATATCCATGATTCTCGCCTTTTTTGCGGCAAGTGACGGGATTGTTCTCGAGAATTTGGCAGTGCGGTTCATGAGCGATGTTCAGCTGGCTGAAGCGCGCGCATTCTACGGCTTTCAGATTGCCATGGAGAATATTCACAGCGAAGTATACAGCGTGCTAATTGACACCTATGTGAATGACGCCGCCGAACGGAACCGGCTTTTCAATGCAGTTGAAACATTCCCGTGCATTAAGAAAAAGGCCGAATGGGCTGTGCGGTGGATACATGACAAGCGAAGTTCGTTTTTAACTCGACTTCTTGGATTCGCGTGTGTGGAGGGCATTTTCTTTTCGGGTGCATTTTGCGCAATTTACTGGATTAAGAAGCGTGGATTGTTGCCGGGTCTAACGTTCAGCAACGAGTTAATATCAAGAGACGAAGCGCTTCACACCGAGTTTGCGGTAATGATGTATAAAAAATCACCGAAGCAAAAACGACTTCCTCGAGCAAAAGTGTTTGAAATTATAAAGGAGGCGGTATCGATAGAACAAGAATTTATTTGTGAGGCGCTGCCGTGTCGCCTTATTGGAATGAATTCGAAGTTAATGAACCAATATATTGAATTTGTCGCGGACCGCCTGGTGGTGCAGCTTGGATACGACAAGATATACGGGTCCCCAAATCCATTTGATTTCATGGAAATGATAAGCATTGAAGGAAAAACCAATTTCTTTGAGAAGCGAGTTGGCGAGTATGCGCTTGCGGATAAACGGGTGGATGACACAACATTTGTATTTGGAGAAGACGGTTTTTAAGTTATTTTCTGGCTATTTGTGAGCGAGACATCATGAACGGTCGACGAAGTAGTGACATGATGGGATTGCGACTTTGTTGTGGCATTGGCTGTTGTGGCATTGGCTGTTGCGGCGCTGGCTGTTGCGTCGGCGGCTGTTGCGCCAGTGATGACGGTTGCGCATATCGTGAATGCTGCAGTCTCATTCTGCGAGAAATCTCTGACTCCGACATAATCGGCGTAAGGTCAATTTGTGGCTTAATCATAATATTTTGTGTTTCCAGTATCAGTGCACCAGGGTCAACCGTCGTATCAAACCGCAGCACGTTAATGTATTCATCCTTGAATTCAAATGCCAAATTTCTAATAGACCAAACGGTTTCCGGCGTGCTCATTAGACGCGCGGATAGTGCTTCCGTTCGACAGATGTTGCGTGTTACGCCGTCATAAAGCTGCAATATTCGCTGGTCACCAATTTGGAAAAAAGTGCTTCTGTCTACCAGGATGCCTCCGGATATTGCTCGGTCGTAAATGCAGTTGTCCTCGCACCCCCACGCCCAAAAATTGGGAAATCCGCCAATGCGCTCAAAATCAGAACCTTTAATTGAAAACATTCCACCTAACGCATAGTGGAATCCGTAAAAATGTTTTATTGTTCCGTGCGAAGTTTCATAGTTAATAATGCCGTTGGTATATGGAACCGTATCCACATCATTGAAAACAAACGTCATGTTTTTATATTCACTGGGGTAACGGTATTTTATGGCTAAAAACCCTATATTTTTCATCGCACCTCGATTGAAAGGCCGGTTGTCTGTCTGATGCACGAAAAAGATTGAGTAATCATGGTCTCTTGTATACTCGCGCATCACGACGTTTGTCATGTATTCTGTAAAGAAAGTTTTGTGCGGAACTCTGTCTCGGTAAGGAACGATGAACACGAGCTTCGGCACAGTAGCATCATGCGTCTCAGTGCCCATATTTCATTAACAATAACAACAAACTACAATAAATCACAATAATATAATAATAACTCGCTATCTATATATCATAATATGCATGATATATAAAAAAATAGGGTAAATAACTTAATATTCACTCTCAATGTCGTAGGTATATTATTATATTATATACCACATATTATATATATTATATACCACATATTATATATATTATATTATATTATATTATATACATATTATACATATTATACACGCATCCATTCCTACCTATATGGAAAGTCGTTATTTCATTGTTACTTCTGGGGCAACTGGTGCTGGCAAAACTAAATTAATTGAAAAAACATTAGTCCATCTTGGAATAAATGATCAATCATATGTTAAAATTTTAGTAGATGATTTGGTTGAAACTGACTTGAAATATAAATCAATTGTCGCCGACATAATACAAGAAGTTTTGAATAAATGCAGTAGCAAACAAAGCATTGATGTTGTAAAATGCGAGAAAGAAACATACGATAATCCGACCGATGATTTGTATGATAAATTTAGGCAAGCTTATTTTATAGTTCGTGGGTCTACCGGGTGTCATGGACTGCCTAAATCGTGCAATGACTTGAATGATGAAAATATCGAAACTGCTATAAAAAATAATGAAAATGTTGTATTCGAGTTTACCGGTTCTTACATTCCGACCTGGTTATTTGACCCCAAATACATACCGTCAAATTATAAAATAGTAATGGCATATTCGCTGGTAACATTAACCAATTTAATACAGAGAAACAAATCAAGAGCATACGATTCAGTACAATTGTTTAAAACCGATAATCAACGTCCTGCTCCGAGACTTCCTAATGTATCACCTGCGACGTTTCAAGAAGTTGTTTCAAAAATATATCAAACATTGATGAGCTTATACGAGTCATGTATTTTAAACTATGATGTCGACACTTGTGGTAAAAACAAAATTAATCAACTTATTTTATTCGACAATAATGGACATGATTTGCAACTTAGTTTTGATAGCGCTCTTCAACAATTAAACAAAAATGAGTTTAATGCACTAATTATGCCATCATTTGGAATGCCTGAAACCGTAGAATCTGGAACGAAGCGCAGAAGTAAGCGTGGAACGAAACGTAGAAGCAAACGCGGGCACGGGAGCAAGCGCGGACATGGGAGGAGTAAGCGTGGGAGTAAGCATTGGCGCGCTAAGAAGCGCGCCAATCACCTCAGTGCTCATTCGGAGTGAATTATTATTTAATTTATTTAACTTAACAATTAACCTACGAAATATATTTTGAAATGATGGATTTTGGAATTAATTCATTCAAATGGGTGTCCAATTTTTTGAAGCACTTGTTAATCGTCACTTCGCTTATTTCGCTCACGCGATTCACGTCGCGTTTGCTTATGTTTAGACCACATGTCTGTGCTATAAAATACACAATGCCTGCTGCTATAGAATGCGGCGTGTTTTCGGGAATGAGTTGGCGCTTCTCAATACGCGATGCTACAAACAGGCACACTTGTGTGAGCTCTGCGTTCATATTGAGCCTGCTACAATAGCGCTCTATGAATGCATCCGGCATGGTCTTGCAGAATGCAGTCTTGTCTGAATTTACCATATCGCATTCAAGTTCGTTAATAATAACAAGTGCGTTTTTGCACCCTCGCGTGGCGCTCGTTATATCCAGAGAGAATATGGTGGCGATTTCTTTAGCGGTGCGCGGGCAATTGTGTATTCTGCACGCAACGTAAACGGATGCAGCTATAACACCGTCGCGATTAAGTCCTCGGAATGTTTTGTGTTCGGAAATGCGCTTGTGGTGGCGAAGCGCTTCGTCGATGATTATTTTAGGAATCTCGTTGTTATGCGCGACAATGGTAATGCGCTGAAACTCGTCGTATTGCGCTTTTTCGCGGTATGGCATGGCTTGCCACTCAGAATATCGCCGTATTTTTCGCATTTCATACGTGCTGGGTCCATCGCACAATACCTTGCACCCGTAAGATGATTCCACAAGCAGAGGATTGACGGGCATACCGCAACGCGTCGGGTCACTCAACTGGCTGCTATCGGCACCATAATATCGCCATTCCGCGGTATGGTCAAGCACGTCCTTGTATATTATACTGCACGATGGATTGGAGCACGCCGTAAATCCTTCGTCGGTAACCGAGACGATGGTTCCGCACGCGTCGCAAAATTCTCGAAGTCCACTTGTCCTGTATATGCATTCTATCGCGCTGGAGCGGGAGTCGTTGACTGGAGCTTCTGGTGCGGAATCAACTGCATCTGTTGTAGTATCAGCGGATGATAATGCATCATTCGCGCAACGACTGGAAATATTCGAAACGTTGCAGGTGAACGACGGTGTAAAATCGGCATCTATTTTTGTCCAAAGCTCGCGCTTACGCCTACGAGATAATACATGTGACGACTGAGATGAATTTGAAGACGATATGGCATTTGTGTGTCTATTTCTCGTGCCGGTCCCGGAACCAGATTTTGAAATTACGCCAATCGAATGGGTCGCAGCCGAGACTGCAGCCGTCATTGCCATCGCAGCCGGAGCTTCATCGACCATTATTGCAGACATCATCATGATTCAAGGATTTCGTATATATATATTACCGCGTGATTAATTGAAACACATAATATTATATTTAAATTCAATTTTATTAACAATTAAATAATATACATACAATAATAATAGTATTCATAATATAATAATATTAATATTTAATATTTACGTTTCAAATGGGTGCGACCAGTTCAAGTTCTCTTAATGGGAACTCAGGTAATCGGGGTGCAGCAAATGATTTCAGACAGCGAGTCAATTTAATTGCGGCTAAATTTATTATGACACCGGATTTTGAACGTCTCAATCAGCTTTCGAACGAGAAATATTGTAGTGATTTGATGATATTAACGAGAGATTTGCTCGCTAAAAAATTCAGCACAAAAGAAATCAACTATTTAGCAATGGGTGGAGATATAAAAAAGGACTCGCTTTTGTACATATCGAAGACAGACCTTGCAAACATCGAGTCAGGTATGCGCGACAAAAAGAAAATGATGTGCAACGGAATAGCGCGATCTTACGTTCGAATCGCGCACTTATTTGCTGCCATTATTTCAACAATATCTCCGAATTGGAAAGCGGGCGTTGCGAACGGAAACTCGGCCCCCGATTTTTGTAAGGTTCGTATTGACTCCCTCATCAAATCAGCACAATTGGTGCGCGATGAAAATGGAAAAGACCAATACGTTTCGGTGCAACCAACCGTGTGTTCGCTCTATGGGTCAGAATCTCCCATGAGTGCCCAACCCGGATTTCCGGATTTAGACTTATTGTATAATGACATTTATGATTTTGAAAAAGGAGTATTCAATGGACGAAGTTCAGGCATGGACGCAAAGTATAAATCTGACTTAACCATGCTGTTTAGAACATTTACCGGGTCTTCAAATAAACCGGACAACATAAAACGGTTTTCGGATATTAATATTGTCTCGTTGGCAAAGCGCGTCCCGGAGTGCGGGGCGCACGTTCCAACTGCGCAGCCAGCCCCAGTTCCCGAAGTGAGTAAAACCGCTGACCAGGACCCTCGGGTTGCTGAAAAAATAGAGATTGAAAGAGTTCGAAAAAATGCCGAGTTGCAGGACAAATACATGCGGTCCGTAGCCGCCAACTTATCTGGTTCATTTGCATCTCCACCGAAAGGCGTATTCAAGCAAAATGGCGCATATTCTGATTATGCCGGGCACGTTAAAACAATGATGAGTAATGCGGAGCGGTCGAGGAACAACCTTATTAAAATTTTGGATAAAATGTTCTTAATCGTTACAGTTGATTCTAAACCAAAGATTACTATACATCCTACGCTTACGTCGGAAACATTGGATTCACTTGTAAACCAGACTCGCGACCAAATAATGCAGCTGTATATGGGATGCGAACGAGATTTTTATACAGGTATGAAACTGCTTCGAGTTATTGTGGAAGAGAAAATGCAAGAAAATATGGAGGCCGCACTCGTAAAACTTAAAGCCGATACTCGCATTGCGATTAAAAAGGTGATTGAACAAAAACGCGAAAATGTAGCCGCATCTGAAAAACAGGACATGAATGTACCAATAAAAGATAGTGTGTTTAGCTCTAAACCCTATGATGTTAAATACGAAGAAGATAAAATACAAGAGGACCAAGAAAAACAAAAGGCCATCAACGCAGCTATTCACGATGAAACTATTGCAAAGGAAGCGGTTGTAACACTTAACAGGGCATATAACGAATTACAAGAAGAGCTGGTAAACACCAAACAGATGATAGACGTTATAAAAAAAAAGCAAGAATCTGCGAACGCGCAATTAGCTGCAGCAGAAACGGCTTCCAAAAAACCGGGGTTATCATCGTTATCATCAGCCGATAAAGCGAATATTGAAGCTGCTTTAAAAACGGCAAAAGAAGCGGTGGAACAAACGAAAACTGAAATGAACGAAGTAGAAACTAAATTGCGAAAGATGAATGATGATGAGAACCAAATAAAGCAAGAAATTACAGATAAACAAGCTACTGTTGATAAGTTTACTACCGCAAAAAACAATTTGTTATTAAAAACATGAGCATGAATGGATTGAGATTTTACATTGTATTCCGTTTAATGCATATCTAAACCTGAATAATGCATTAAAAAATAAGATTAATATTATGATTAGGTATTCTCACTTCGCACAGTGAGGTCCGGTGCATTTGGCATTATGCTTATCTTCGCGTTTACCAACTGCGCCCTCTAAAGCTCCATATCCTCCAAATATCATGGATGATGCCAATATTACTATAAGTAAAATCAACAAAAAAAGAGTCCCTTTAAGCATGGTGATTATATGTGAATACTTATTTCTTATTATATTATTTATATTATACGGTTATACAATAAATAACTAAATAAATAAATAAATAAACAATAAAAATATTTTTGGGTTTGATTAAATTATATTAAATAAAATTAATTTTTAATACCTTCATGCCTACATTAAAAACTGACCAAATTGCACCGTCAGATGAGCAAAATGAAATGGCATCCAAGCAAATGCACGATTTTTTTGAGGGAACGCGAACAACGTGCATGGCATTGGTTGCGGCATTTATCATAATATTGTTGTTTATAGTTGGTCCATTCAAACCAAGCGGAACATTGTCAATATTTGCCATCAGATGTATTACGTCACTAATTCTGGTCTATGGCATTTTTGTTAATGTGAATGCCATGGGAAATATTTACAACATTAAGGGCGTTTTCACACTGAACACCATGTCAGATGTTCGTCGTAATTTTTACACCAGCGCCGCATTCACCGCGCTTATGGCATTTTTGGCTGCATTCATAATTTATAAGCATTTTTAAATTTCAAAATCAATTTCAAATTTAGCAAATACGGGAACAATAAATTATAATTTTAAAATAGAATATACGTAATATAAAAAAATAATATCACGAAATAAAAACAACAAATAATTTATACAATCAAACAATCTACATACATATAAATCATAAAATACATAAATAATGGAAATTCGAGTATTTGGAATGACGCTTCGGCTTGAAGTCATTATTATTACTCTGTTGCTCGGAATGATAATGGGTGGACATTTATTGTGTTCTTGCGCAAAGGTTCCCATTTCAGAGGCATTTAGTGCTATTGCTGCCGAGGGAGCAGACAACATGAAACCGGCCGAATCATCTACACCATCAAGTGGTGACGGCGCGGTAGCACCCGCAAATCAAGGTCACAATGCATCCGACAGTTCCAGTTCCGGTTCCGGAATGGGAACAGGGATGGGAATGGGAATGGGAATGGGACTGGGTGCACTGGGAGCAGGACTTGCTTTAGGTGGTGGCGCACCCACCCCTGAACCTGCAAAGGAACCCGCAAAACAACAAACGGCTACAAACACTCACGCCGACCAGAGTGAGGCATTCAGTGATTATGCCGCGTATCGCGGAGCCGAAAACAATTCGGATATTACCGGCAGCTGGATAAGCAAGGCCAGTAAGTATTCAAACGACTTGGGCTATCAAGCCACTGCGGGGAAGGCAAACACGTACGTTGGAACTGCGGTGCCGCTTCCTGATGGCGAACTGTTCTTTTTTAAGAACAATCAATTCAAACCGGAATGCTGTCCGGGACCATACAGTTCAAGCACGGGGTGTGCGTGCATGAGCGCGGAACAGGTGAAATATTTGAACACCCGGGGCGGGAACAGGACGTCCGATTCCGAATTTTAATTCATAAATAAAACATTAAAATATTAAAATATTAAAATATTACAATAATGATAATAATTTAATAATTTCAGCTCATTTCAGGTTTAAAGTATATGGCCTATTGAAAAATAATTATAAACTATTTTTAGGTATAGATGCCATAATATCGAGTAAATCTTTTTGGAACACAGAATAAAATAAACGGTAGTGATTACGAATCCAAATGGTTAGGTCGTGATACGTATATATTTCAGAAAGTTCCGGATACATCAAATCGTTGTGGCGGGCTTCTTTTATAATTTTACTAACACTGTGTAATAATTCTGGTAATTTTGGGTATAACGATTCATTGGTAGAAGTAGAAGCAGTAGCAGCGGCAGAAGGGATTGATTCAACTATTGTTTCCGATGGCGTATCATGTTTATTGGGTTCACAATCATTCATGCTCATAATGTTCATCATATTCATATTATTTTGAAATTATATTTGTATGTGTATGTGTAATTGTAATTATAATTATTTATTAATTATTAATTATTATATTATTATATTTATTAATAATTTTATATATTATTATATTTATTATAGTTAATACGTAGTTAACTATTTAGAATACAACGAATAAAGCGACAACACAATAAATAATAAAACAAAGCAAAGTGAGAGAATGTTTGACGGACTTACTGCGAGTGTTATTAACTATTTGAAGTTGGCTGCGCGCATATCTCCATTTTTTCTGGTTTTTTTTCTGGTATTAGTGTCGCTATTTGATAGTCAATGGGGCATTAAGGGCTTCGTATATCTCGCGTGCGTGCTTATACTTGCGCTCGTAAATTTTCTGATTGCGATTGTAATGGATGCGAGCGACCCAACGCTAAACAAACATCCGCTGTGCAGAGTGTTTGACTTTCCAATGGGAAATGATACAAGCTCTTACAGTCCAGCTCTAAATAGTGCGATTATAGCATACACATTAGTATATTTACTCTATCCAATGGTTGTCAATGACACGTATAACTACGGTGTTATTGGAATGGTAACCGTGTTGTATCTTACTGATACATTTATGTCACTGTCACATGATTGCACGGATACGCTGGGTGTTATTTTAGGAACGGCGATTGGTGCGGTGCTTTCTTTTGGAGTCGTGTTCACCATTCTTGCCAGCGGAAATGAATCTCTACTTTTTTTTAACGAACTAAAAAGCAACAATGTTGTGTGCAAGCGACCGGCGAATCAGAATTTTAGATGTCGCGTTTACAAGAACGGCGAGCTCATCAGCGGTTATACTAACTAAAAAAGTGTCGTGATATTGTGGTATCACATTAGGGTTGTATATCTGAAGGTAAATAAGGTTTAAGTTTAACTACTTAAATAAAAAATTAATATTAATTTTTAATAAATAACATATATTAGCATATATTAGAATAATAGGAATAATAGATAGAAATAACCGTGTAGATAAAAATATATGTTAATGACGACGACAGCGTTTCCGAACTACTACAGATATGAATGTTCGGCATGCGGGTTTACCAGTGTAAAATATAGCGACTATTCTCGTCATATTGCGACGAAAAAACACAACAAGCGAATTGTTGCGACGGTGCCACCATATACATTCACACCGTATACTACTACAGATTCAGCCGCACCGCACAAACATAATTTTGAAGATGTCGATGACGATAATGCAACCTTTCCTACTTTTACAACAACCAGAGTCATTTTGAGTGCAACACCTTCGGTATCTTCAGTATCAGTAGCAGATTCATATGCTTGTAGAATATGTAACCGAACGTACAGCGCGCGAAACAGTGCCTGGTATCATGAGAAAAAATGCAAGCAGCGTCAGCAAACATCGGCACTGGGTGTCGCACATGACCAAACGCAGGCACAATCGCACTCTTCACAGGTGGCAAAAGATGAAATAATTGACCGCTTGCTTAAGGATAATGCGGAAATGATGAAGATAATAAAGGATATTGTTCCGCGTATCGGGACAACCATGATCATGAACACCACGAATCACAATAAATTCAACGTGAATGTGTTTCTTAACGAACAGTGCAAGGACGCTGTGAACATTTCCGATTTCGTAAATTCCATTCGGATTACCATGCAGGATTTGCACGTTACCGAAGAGCGCGGTCTCGTCGAGAGCATTTCAAACGTACTGGTTCAAGGATTGAACGATATGGATGTGTATAAGCGTCCGATACACTGCACCGACCTGAAGCGAGACATATTATACGTTAAAGACAACGAGCAGTGGGAGCGGGACGAAACTCAGGAGCACATTCGAAAGAGCGTGAATGATATTGCATACAAACAAATTCTCTCCGTTGAAAACTGGAAAAATGGTCTCCCGAACATTCACTGTGATGAGAAACTGCAGTTGCAATATAATACACTGCTTCTCAAAACGCTCGCGGATACGGGTGAAAAGGACATTCGCAAAATTGTAAAAACGGTTTGTAAACAAGTTTACCTACCTGATGCGCCTCAAATACAACCGATACAATCGACATAGTAATAATATACAAAATTCATAAAAAAATAAAAAAAATAAAAAAATGCAGTTTAATATAATTTAATATTATACAATTTTACAATTTTTATTGTATTATATTAATTTATAATATATATTTTATATATTTAGCAAAACTCACAATAATATAATGCCATCCAAAACTAAACGGTGCGTTAAAGGAAAACGCCGCTGCCACACTGGAAAATGCGTTGTAAAGAGCGCATACACCAAAACTAAAAAATGCGCAAAGGGGTCTCGCAAATGCCATGACCAGGCATGCCATGCTGTAAAGTCCGCAAAGAAATCCCCCGTAAAGAGCACATATAACTTGCGCAATCGCGGGATTAAAATTTAAATATAATAATGTCGATAATTATAAATTAAACAACTTATAAATTGTAATTATCAAAATCGAAAATAATGGCAGCTGTAGAGGAACAGGAACAGCAACAGCAACAGCAAAATCAAAAACAAGAGCAAGATCAAAAGCAAAATCAAAAACAAGAGTCAGAACAGCATTTCTATGTTTATCTATTGCAAGCATCCAGCGGACGTGCAACATACGTCGGCGCCACAACGAATTTAGAACGAAGGTTGCGCCAACATAACAAGGAAATAGTAGGCGGTGCAACAGCTACAGGAATGCGCGTTTTGCGCGGGGAGACGTGGGCTCGCGTTTGTCACATATCTGGTTTTCCAACATGGAATGCCGCTTTGCAATTTGAGTGGAGGTTTAAACAAATTACTCGACGTTTGCCACCCGGAGGAAGTAGTGTGGAACGTCGCAAGCGTGCTCTCGAGCTTCTCCTGGCACTTGACCGCCCAACAACAAAAGCAGTATCGTATTCGGAATGGCCCAATGGAATCGGGCCTATTGTCACTTGGATGTAAGTTCTGAGTATTTCGGGTGGAGGAGGCGACCAATGGATGCGAACCCAAATATACCATTGCACACAACAACAAGTAGTTAAGAAGAACTGAGTTCGTCATATTGGTTTATTCCGAAATCATTTAAATCACGGTTGACATGAATTGAACCAGGTGTTCCTTCTCTGGTTTGGCGTCGTATTCGATAACCTGGTCATCTTTCACGAGTTTAATGGTCGGATATCCTTCAATTTTGAATTTGTCTGCGATTTTGGGTTCTTGTTCGCAATCCACGACGCGGAACATTACTCGGTGACCGTTTACGAGTTTATGGTCGTACTCTTGTTTCAGAGATTCAAAAATGGGAAGGGCGCGCTTGCAATGTGGGCACCAATCCGTCTTAAATAGATATAATTCCGCGATTGGCGCATCGTCAAAATTTGCGCCATCCGCCGCAGTTCCATCACCTTCCACCCTTGATGCACCTTGCTTTAGACTGGCGTTTCCGTTCGATAGTGCTGGAGCAACATATGTGGTATATACCCAATAACTTACACCAGCGAATAAGGCAAATACGACGATATAGAGCAATGTTTTTCCAGACCCGGAATCGGATGCATTGGACGAACTTGATGCTCCACCCATAAGAGCCGATGCAGATTGTTTTAATTGATTAATATACTCCATATTTTGATTTAATTTTATTTATAATTATAGACGATTGATTAAGTAGTAATATTAATTATATGTTATATTTATATGTTATGTTATAAAGAAATAAATTATTTTTACATAACAAACTTAATTAATATTTAATATTTAATTAATATTAATTACATTTAATATAAATAGAATAAAATTTACATTTAAATAGTCTATATATTCATTGCGGTATAATAGGAGATGATAGACAATAAAGATAGACTATAAAAATATATTAT